TTCCAGTGAATCGATTCCAGTTGCGTAACGATGATTTTATAACTGACATCAACGAACCCCGAATCGATCCTGCCCAAAGGGATTTGATCAATACATTTAATGGTGAAGCATAATGTCAAACAGCGACAGCAGAATTTATAGTAAAATTGCACCTCAGTTTAGATCAGGAGAAACTCCTGGCACCAGGATGCTCAACAGCGGAACCTACATTGGCGTGGTAAAAAATGTCAATGATCCAGAGCGCATTGGTAGACTCATGGTGTGGTTACCAGATCTTGGTGGAGTAGAAAGCGAAAGTAAAAACTGGATAGTGGTAAGATATGCCAGCCCATTTATGGGCAGCACAGATACCCCCAGCGACAATGCAGGCAAAAAAAGTCAAGAAGAAAAATTTTCTGCCATTAGTCAAACCTACGGTATGTGGATGGTGCCGCCAGATATTGGCAATCAGGTGTTGTGTACATTTGTTAATGGAGATCCAAATAGGGGTTTTTGGTTTGCTTGTGTGTTTGACAGATCAGGACACTGGGGTATTCCGGCCAATGGCGGTGGCGAAGAAGGCGTGGATTTTAATGTAGACGACATTGACAAAAGTCAGGTGCAACTGCGCAGCGTGGCAAAATCTGCCAAACGCAAGGGACCATTGTTCCTTCCGCTGACAGAATTCAATAGATTCCGTGACACCAATCAAGATGTCTCTGAAAGAAAACGAGTGGTAAATCCTATTCTAGCTGCGCAAATATTTGCTCAGGGCTTGCACGGCGACCCTGTGCGAGGCGCAAGGAAAACCAGTAGTCAGCGAGACATGCCCAGCGGAGTGTTTGGTATTTCTACTCCTGGGCTGCCACTGGGCAGAAAAGGCAATGCACCAAATGTATTAAAACCAGGGCGTAGCATATTCAACCGCGAAGGCGGACATACACTGGTCATGGATGACGGAGACTACGAAGGCAACGGCGCTCACTTGAAATTGCGTAGCAGCAGCGGACATCAAATTCTTCTAGATGATGACAGCGGCATAATTTACATTACCAACAACAATGGCAGCGCCTATGTAGAGCTAGCTGCCAGCGGACAAATCAGTATGTACAGTGACGCAGGCATGAGCATTCGCACTCGTGGAGATTTCAATGTTCACAGCGACGGCACTTTACGCTTGCACGGCAACCAAGGAGTTAGTATCCGCAGTGATGGCAATTTCAAATTAGAAGGGCGCAATGAATTTGGCATCACTGGTGGGCAAAGTCTCAAATTATTTGGTGACAAAGAACTTACTTTGCGCAGCGAAAAAGGCGATATTAAATTGTTCACCGAACGCGACCTAATACTCAAAGCAGGAGGCAAAGGTGTGATTGACACCAGGCAACGGTTGGGGTTGCAAACAGGTGATGCCGGCTCAGCACCAGATCTACCCAGGGGAATAACCGAGTATGATCAGGACGATACCAGTAATAGAAATGGATTATGGGAAGTAACTCCTAGAGCAGTTAATACCACAGTGCCAGTTTTTCCAACCCATGAGCCCTGGAACAGAACTGGCTTTGATACCGTTAGCAAGGGACAAATAAGTATCACAAATACGCCTGCGCCCACGCTAGACTTTACCGGCGGCGACGCAAAAGCCAGTCGCAGAAGAAATGTAACACTGGATGCTTCAGGACAAGTTGTAACCATTGAAGCTCCTACTGCTACCGATCTAGGAGAAGATTTTTTACGCAGATATCCTGGTGTGGCCAAAGGGCTAGACTTTAGTCTAAGTGCAAAAGATTTACCCAATGCCAAAAGTTTCGATAGTCAAAATGCACCAAGAGCCACAGCACCAGTTGGCACTTTGAGTCAAGCAGAAGTAAGTAGTCTCATGGCAGGAGTGGCTGTATTGGAATCATCAGGCGATCCAAACGGTGACGGCGGCGATTACGGCAGTGTCAATCGCTTTAGATATGCAGGCAGATATCAACTGGGCGCACAATCATTAGAAACTTTAGGATACATGAAACCTGGCAGTAGTTCGCTGTATGGACAAAATGCCATGGATCGCAGCGATGTTTGGACCGGCAAAGACGGAGTAGATAATCTCAGGTCTTTTCTAAACAAGCCCTCTGCACAAGAAAATGCCATGCAAGCATTGACAGCAAAAAATTATCGGGCACTCGCAGGCAGTGGTGTTATTCGCCAAGACAGTCCACCAGAACATGTGGCTGGCATGTTGGCAGTTGCTCATAATCTTGGTGCAAGTGCTGCTACCAGCTGGGCTCAAACAGGAGTTGGGCAAGACAGTAACGGCACGCCAGGTGGTAAGTACTATGCAGCTGGCAGATATGCCGTGGCAAACAAGGTAGGCTACAGATGATATACAAAGGTTTCAGCACTTATAATCGTAGAAAACGCTTTGCAGTAAACGATTTTGAATTGGTTAAACAGGATATTTTTAATCATTTTAATATCAAACGCGGCGAAAAGCTCATGCGCCCTGAGTTTGGCACTGAGATCTGGGGCCTACTGTTCGAGCCATTCACCACAGATACCACGGAAAGCATTCGCGACGAAATCAAAGCCATTTGTGCTTATGATCCCAGAGTCCGAGTTGAAAATTTATCAGTAAGTCAGTACGAACATGGTATCAATGTGCGCATTGATTTACTGTACAGAACCACCAATCAAGCTGCATCTGTATACCTACAATTTGAGCGTGACAACCAGCGTGTTTTAGTGTTGTGATAATAATACCAGATTTGAAATCTGGTAAATACACAAACCGAGAAAGATACACATGGCTGCTACTACACGACAAAACAATCTATTGGTACAGCAGGACTGGAAAAAACTTTATCAAAGTTTCCAAAATGCTGACTTCCAAAGCTATGATTTTGAAACATTGCGCAAAACCATGGTGGACTATTTGCGCACCTACTATCCAGAAGATTTCAATGACTTCATTGAAAGCAGTGAATATGTTGCGCTGATTGATTTGATTGCGTTTCTTGGGCAGAGCCTGGCTTTCCGGGCCGATCTAAATGCTCGTGAAAATTTCATTGACACAGCGGAGCGTCGTGACAGTGTGTTGCGTTTGGCCCGCTTGGTAAGCTATGTACCCAAACGCAATGTGCCCAGCAGCGGACTTGTGCGATTAGAAGCAGTCAGCACCACAGAAGCAATTGAAGACAGCAACGGCATAGCACTGGCCAATGTGCCAGTAAACTGGAACGATCCGGGCAACGACAATTGGTTTGAGCAACTGAGTCTGGTCATCAACGCAGCACTTATTGATAGCCAAGTGGTGGGGAAGCCGGGCAACAGTCAAAGCATCAGCGGTATTCAAACAGATGAATACAGCCTGAACATCCTTAGCAATGTACTACCAATCTACAGCTACCAGACACAGGTAGAAAACACACTCATGGGATTTGAAGCAGTAAGTGCCACAAGTATTAACCAAGAATACTTGTACGAGCGTGAACCTCGTCCGCTGAGTGTGTTTAATATACTGTACAGAAATGATAATCTTGGCAACGACAGCACCAACACTGGATGGTTCGTGCATTTCAAACAAGGCGAACTGCGTAATTTAGATTTTACACTCAGTCAAAAGTTACCAAATCGTGTGGTCAGCATACAAGTTGATAACATCAACAATGACGACTGCTGGTTATATGAAGTGAACGACGCAGGCAATTATGTTCAGTTGTGGGAAAAAGTAAACAATGTGGTTGGTGTAAATGTGGTATACAATACCAGCAACAACCGCAACACCTATCAGATAAACACCCGAGCCAATGATCAAATTGATTTGGTATTTGGTGACGGAGCATTTGCAGAAATTCCCAGCGGAAAATTTCGTTTTTTCTATCGTGTGAGCAATGGACTGAATTACAGAATTACTCCAACAGAAATGCAAAACATATTGATTCCTATCAATTATGTGAGCCGCACCGGTCGTAGCGAAACTCTAAGTATTCGTGCCAGTTTGTACTATACAGTAAACAATGCAAGTGCTCGTGAAACTTTGGATCAGATCAAGACCAAAGCCCCACAACAGTATTACACACAGAATCGCATGATCACCGGCGAAGATTATAACATTCTGCCGTTTACAAAATTTAACAGTATTCTAAAGATCAAGAGTACCAATAGAAGCAGTTCAGGCATTAGCCGTTATCTTGACACCATTGATACCACTGGAAAATACTCTAGTACAAATATTTTTGCACAAGATGGAATTTTATATCAAGACGAAATCATCAACAGTTTGGATTTTGTGCCGCGAGTCAGTGGAGACCTTACAGGACAGTTGAATGAAACTATCAACAATACTATATTAACTGACGGCATTATTCCCTTCAGCCAGTTTATCTATTCTAAACTTCCAAGATTCAACACCACAGATGTTGCAATCAATGGTACTGTGTTTGATTGTGCCTGGCAACAGATGACAGTGAGTACATCTCAGAGCACAGGATTTTTAACACTGAACAGCAGTTACATTGCCACTGTCAATGCAGTAACAGGTGTGCAAAGAGAAAATGAACTGGCACTGCCTGCGCTCAAAGTTGGCACAGCCAGTTCAAGTTCATTACGATTTGTAAAAGTTGGTAGTATTATAAAATTTCGTGCTAGTCTAAACAACACCCTTAATCCGCGTTATTTTGATGCAGCCGGCGATATACAAACTGGTGTACCCAATAGAACAGGTGATAGATTGTTTATCTATGCCACAGTTGTGAATGTTAAGGGAGACGGCACAGGAGAAGGTGTACTGACACTTGCAGACGAAGGTCCTATTACTCT